TCTTTACTACCAGCAAAATAGCCCCTCCCGGCAACTTACTTAAATCCTTTGTTTTCATTTCGTTTTAAGTCCTTCTATCTTGTAAAAATCTTCTTCCGCTGCTTCGATAAGGTTGTACCGGGTCGATTTTTTAGCTTCGATACCTATACGGCAAAACAAGGGCGCAACCCGAATACACATAACCGAACAAACACCATTTTTCCGTACATACACCCGGAAAGCGTCGGGGGCGGTATTATCGACTACTTTTAAGTACAAGGCCCCGCGTTCGTCATGGGCCAATAGTACCCCCTTATGCTCTGAAAGGTTAAGTTCTGCAACCGCTCGGCTACTGAAAAACAAATAGCCGGTAGAAGCCAACGTAACGAACATTTTAC